TTAGATGCTTTTACTGGTTCCTACTTTCGGATTAAAAGCTAATTCAAATAATCCAGTTGCAGATAAACCAGCAAGTCCACCTGCCCATAGACGAGGAACTAATCCCAATTCTGTAAACGGATACGCCGCCGCGCCAATACCTACACCGATCACAATGCCAATCACTGGAATTAGATTTTTAGGAATAGCTACTGCTGTTTTGAGTGCTTGTACAAGTGCCAAGATGATCAGAGATAAAGTAGATGCAAAGGCTAAAACAATATTTAATTCTTCCATCGTTATTCTCCTTTCTATTTCCCAAAAAGTTTATTAATATCATTTTTATTTTGTTTATTTGTTTATAGCTATTCATGAATAGAAATATTCATATTACGCAGAGGGTATTAAATCAGACCTTTGCGATGCAATACAGTTAACAAGCGATAAAAGTCGTAACTACCGCCTTCTGGATCTTGAATAACACCTGTAGCTAATGCGCTACTTACTGCTTCTTTTGCCCATGTAGGGATATCCATTTTTTGCGTTTGTTCGATACGTTGAATACGAGTATCTACTTTGTTAATACTGGTTTTGAGTAAATCCCGACTGTCTGTTAATGCAGCAATGCGTTCAGCTTGTGCTTTGACTGTAGCTTCTAAAGCTTGAAATGCTTTTTTCTCTTCGGCTGTCATCGGTTCATCTCCTTTGTCGGTTGGTTTTTCTTCTGGCTTTTTGCCATACGTAGAGATCAATTGGGCTAGTGTTCCTTTGTAAATATTGAGATCGACATTACCACCGATTCCTCTAACATATCCAGAATCAGAATATTGCCAAAAATCCCATAACTTCCATGCAGTACAATCATCTGGAATTCGTGTGGTGCTATATCTTGCGATCCACAACGAATATGAGCTCAGTGAGGTATCAAAGTTAGCCGCAAAAGCATTACCTGTATAGATCATAGGTTTGATCTCTGTTAAGCGCTCTACTTCTTCCAAAAAAGCTCTAGCAATAGCGCTAATCGTACTTTTATCCAGTCGACCCGGATTGTTCTCATAGTCGAGTACAGGCGGGAAATCCAATACGTTGGCTCCACCGATCTCTTGTAGTCTTTGCACAAAATGGTTCGCTTCTTGTCTGGCTACTGCCGTACTGGTAGCATTCAAAAAATGGTAAGCACCTACTAACAATCCAGCAGCTTTAGCACCTTTGATATTAAAAATGAATTTAGCATCTTTATTCCGGGTACCTTCTGTTGCTTTGATAAACGCATAATGTTTCCCATCCACTTTGACTTTGTTCCAGTCGATGCTTCCTTGCCAGTGAGATACATCAATCCCCTGCGCACCATCTGGTGTTTTGGGTTGCATAGATTCACCTTCTTTCAGCTTTATTTGCGGTTCGATTTGGTGTGAGATTCATGTTCTTTATAGATTACGATGAGCAATAATATCACTCTGGAAAAATAAAGTTTTCTAACGTGTTTTCTTTACGTACAAATTGCTGATCTCGTTCAGCTTGTGTCATTGGAGACAGTTCGTCAGTAACGGTTGTATCTTCATCTTGCTTTGGCTTATCATCTGCTGTTGGATTGGATGGGTTATTGTGCGAATCGTTAGGCTCTACATTTCCATTTGTATCAGACTCAATCTGTCTATTCGTTGTAGAAGTGACAGTTGTCGAAGAAGGGTTAGAACGATTCAAAGAAGAATTAGTATCTTCATTGGGTTCATCTTCTCCACTGTGCGATTCGAATATTTTCACAGCATGACGTAATACTTTAGGCATTGGAACACCCATCCGCCCCATATTTTCGATCACAGATAACAATTCATTCGCTAAATAGAAAAAGATAACCGCATCTTGAAAATAATGCAGATCACCTACCGCTTTATCGATAAAATGAGCGATCGTCACCATCACGAAAATAGCGACTTTGCGAGCGATCCCTCTATAACCTGTCCGGCTTTTTAACTCTCCATTAATCCATGCAGCTGCCCATCCTGTTACCCAATCGACGATGACAAGCATCAATAGTAGATTGATCATTACACTCCACTCCCCGAAAAAGTACCCGATCATGGCCCCCGCACCAGTCGATACCGATTTGACAATGGCTTCAACCTCCCCACCCATGGACCTTTCCTCCTGTTATTGTGTAGTATGTTGCTTCATTAGGCTAAAAAAGAGCCTCCAGGCGTAATGCCGGAGGCTTTGGGAAAAGATTTAAGATTCTTTTACACTATTCAATAATTCTTGTACCTGATTGCGCATCCCCTGATACGTAGGTACATCTTCAATGGTTTTTAAGCCTTTTTGAATTAGACTCACATAAATTGCAGCCATATTACTTGCCACCCCCTTGAGCTGAAGTTACACTCGTGAGTTGTTCATACAGATCAGCGACAGCCAGCTGGAGATTAGTCGTTTCTTGTTGAGAAGTAGCCAACTGTTCAAACGTATCGGCTAGGGCTAACTGGGTATTCGTCAGTTCTTGTTGCATTTGTGTTAGATTAGTTGCAGGTTGACTATTGGATAATTCTTTTAATGCATCAATCTCTGCTTGTGTTAACCCTTCCACCCATTGCTCATTGTCCAAGTCCCATTTCGGTTGATACAATCCAGATGGAACAGCAGTTCCGATTAGATAACTAACTACAGAAGATTCGGTATCTGCTGGATCGGTATAAAAAGGAACGATACCACTAAAGGCATCGTCCTGGATAACATCTTCGATATATAGACCATTTGCGTCTACTTTGGGTACAGCTTTCATAGAATTAACCTCCTTTTATTGTTCGGCTTCAAAAATACCACTAACCATATACGCACCGTTTTGTGGAACTCCTGTTCCAACAAGCGCATATCCTGTGCTACGAATTTCAAAAGCTGTAGTTGCCAAAACTGAGCTATCGCCACTTCGACTAAATCCAGTAAAAATAACATTTTGCTTTGGTCGATAATTTTCTGGAAATTTAAAAAGTATTGTACTAATAGAGGTTAGTCCTCCATACAAACAGAAGTGAAAAACAACCATATTTGTACCTGCAATTTTCTTGTAACCATTTGTATACCCTGTAGTAAAAGGAGACCAGTTGCTTTGGAATGTAGGTTGAATCCAAGATGAACTGTCTTTATCAGCTTTTTTATTTTCAACTACAGATAAACGAGTATCCAGTTCACTTTCTAATTTTATCAGCTTATTCAATAATGTATTCTCATTCACAAAAAGTTTTCCTACAAAAGAAGTTAGAGGTGATTTGTTCAGCATCATATAAGTTACTGAATATACAGCTGTTTGATCATACTCTATATATTCTTTTTGTGCTATAGCACCATTTGCAGTAAGATTTTTATCATAATAAGTCCATTGATCTCTTCTATTGTTTTTAAAGATATTTAAAAATCGATCTATCTTATTTTTTGTTAATGAAATGCTGCTAGTATTCGGATTATTAATATTGTACCCTAACCGATCCGCATTTATTCCGATCTTTCCAAGTTCAGGTTTGACTGATTCTCTTACAATTATTCCTGCTCCTACTTCAATTTGATTATTACCTTGAGATAAACTTATAGCTCCATCTGAAATTATCGGTTCAATTAAAGGTTTGGCAAGCTGATAAACCAATTGATAAGGTGTGTATCCACTCACTATATTATTGGGAACAACTGATACAGCTGTACCATTTGAAGTACTTGCATCATTTAAGTTAATTGTACTCATTCTCCAATATTTAGTTCCTGAAGAATATGGAAGATTATTATTTGTACCATCATACATTTTCCATCCTAAAAAATAAGCTTTAATCTCATTTGAAGTAGGTGTATAACTATCTCCCCAACCACTATCTGTTGCAGAAATAGAAACAAATAAACGTTTACCTTCTGTTGCATTATTCAATTGTATTTGATCTTTACGATCTGATGATGTTTTGTAATCCAAAATGGATCCATCGTGCTTGACAGCAAAATAACTAGATGTATCATCCAAAGTAGCATTGAAAGTTGATGCATCCACTTTGACAATTTTCATACCATTTAAAGATGTGAATAATTCCCATGGTAAATTATCATCTAACAAAATTTTTTTCCATTTAGATAACTTGGAATATTGCCCTTCCTTTTCAAATACTTCATCTGCATTTGTTCCTGTAACTGGATTAGCATATAAATCTGTTTGTAATGCTAACATCGTATCTTCTCGTGGTTTGAATGATTTAGCTGTGCTACCTACATTCAGCATTACATTAGAAAGATTAACAGGAGTTGTACCAGTACCTAGCAACCTGACTTCAACTACGTTTACTCCAACTGGTACTTTAAATGTTGCAGATATTGATCCGCTACCTGTACTATCTGCTAAAGCTATTGCCCCATTAGTGTTGTATACAAAAATGCGTCCGGTCGAACCACTAGAAACAGCAGATAATGTATACGTAGCGCCTGGCACAACAGCTACATAATTATGAATAATCTTATTAGCGCTACTTACATCAACACTGTACCGATTATTTATAACTGGTGTTCCTTCTATATTTGACCATTCTTGCAAAGCAGGCAACAAATTTTCACCGTATGCAATAACATATGGATTACGTACAGGCGAAATGCTATCCACATAAGGATAAGCAGCAGCAATTTGGTCGGATGTCATTGTAGGAAGAGCTGTGTATTCTGTATCTGAGATTTCATATAAACGTAATGCGTCTGCATAGCCTGCATTTCCAACTGCACTAGCAGTTAGCCTTGCAATCGGATACGCATTACTAACATTTCCTCCAGCAACGAATGGAATATAAATAAACTCCCATTTATTTTTGGAAGTTGTTGTTGGACTTTCTATTGCAGTGTTTTGAATAACTAGTTTCATACTTTGCCCTGTTTCGTTATAAAGATGTCCTAGAGCAATATATTTTTTTCCTGAAATTAAATTGACTGCATTTTTACCAAATCCATCCGCTATGCTATTCGCTACAGCTGCTGTAATTTTAAGAGCATTTCCACTGGTTACACTTTTATTATTATCTATACTCAATGTAGATTGATAATTGATAAATCTTGTGATGTTTTTAGTCGGTGTCCAATCAGATCCACTTAAGTTTAACAAAGTACGACCTTTTAAGCCTGTTAATTGGAAAGGTGAATTTTTTTTAGCATTTATAATTTGTAGACCTGGTTTTAAGGTGAGTTGTTCATAGGAATCAACATCCAAACGCTCATGCAGATCGCCAAGACCAGCTTCGATTCGATTCATATCTTGCTCTGTTACTGTATCATTATAAGACCAATCTGTTTTTGCCTGATAATCCATGCTTAAACCCCTTTCACTTCAATAAATTGTTTAATAACAGTATCCGCAATAACAGGAATATAGACTTCATTACTACTGATAATATCTCCATTACTGGCTTTTAGCTGTAGCAAAGAGACCGCATTAATATCTGCAGCCTTAATCATGTATTCAAGTTCAATGGTTGAAGTAGATACTTTTTTAACAGTAAACGTTGTAATATCGTACGATCCATTGAGAGTAACTTTTGCAATACGGCGATCTGTATATGCAGCTACCTCTTGTAAATATTTAGTTGTAATCATATTACTCGAATCTCCTCTCCCTGTTCGGTAAACGGAGTACTTCCTAATTTCCAACGTGTAGATAATTTAGTATTACGTGTTGTCCCTGAGAAATAAGCTTTTTCTGCTAAAACCAGTGATTCTTGCAAAGAAGTTCCTTGTACATATAGTAAGTTAGCAGGTTTGATACTTTGTACCGTATAATTGACCTCATTAAATACGGATGCATCTGTAAGATTTGCAGTGATTTTTAAAATGAAATTCTGAATATCTACGGTTGCAACTGCTTTATTTGTACCTAGCAATTGATCTAATTTTTGTTGCAAATAACGAATGGTAAAGGGCGGTTTGGTTGTATAACGATTAATAATTCGACGGCGACGGAAATCTAAAGATTCTTGTACAGGATCAGCTTGAATGTGTAATTGCAATTCCCGACGACGAATAGAAAGTTCACTTGAAGTCATAACAAATTGATCTTCTAGCAAACGAATTCTTTTCTCTTCTAAAAGATCTAATTCTGGTTCTTCCGCATCAAGTAAAGCAATAAATTCACGTACTTGATGATAATATTCGGGCTCATATTGCATTAACCTTTTACTCAAGCTTATCGACTCCTCCCCAAATTGCTATTTGTTCAGGTTGCAGAGTAAAATTACTAGCATTTCCATTAATTTTGGTGTTATTCACATCAGCAATTCCTCGAACACTCACAATACGCGCATCTAATTGACTTAGACGAATAATAATTTGTTCTACATCTTTCCAAGATGTTGTCAATTCCTTGATATACGCAGATAAAATATCATTAAGGTCTGCTTGTACTTGTCCTACTGTTGTTCCAGTATCCAATATAAGACGTGTGCTAATAGTAATAGGAACTTCTTGTACTCCAGTAATAGTCACTCGATGACCAATAGGAGCAATACCTATTCCTGTGCCTTGATTTACAATAGGATCAATAATGGTCTGAACTCGATTTAATAATTCACTAGAAGGAGCACGACCATCACTTGCTATAATCGTACATTTCACTGTACCTCCACCTTGCCACACTGGAAATACTTTTACTCCACCCACACCCTCAATTTCATTAATTTCTTTCTTATAATCTGAGATATTACCTCCAAAAGGTTGCTCATTGATCGCTTGTATATATCTGGCACGTAACGTTTCATCATTTTCGATGTCTTCACCAGGTACAAGAACTTCTCCTAACTCTGCTACAGCAAGACCTTGGATATAGTCTAGTGGTAGAAGCGTTCCAGAAGGTGAGTTCCCTATTTCACCTGCCGTTTCACAAGTCAATGTATATTCACCTAGTGCAAGTTTTTGACTAACCATATAAATTAAATCTCCACTTGCCAAACGAATACCAATAGCAACGTCTACTTTACTACCGTCTCCTTTAAAAAATAATCCTTTACGTACAGCATACGTAGCAGCTTGACGCTTGATCCCATATTCTGCTGTACGTCTCTCCAAATATTCACCACTTGCTGTATCTGCAAAAGACAAATTCATTTGTATATCTAACTCTGCATACATTTGGGCTAACTCAATAGCAGCAGGTGCTAATGCATCATAAATAATACTACCTTCACGCTTATCTAATTTATCAGAGACTCGATCAAGCATACGTTCAAGTAAAACTTCGTACGTTTGTGATTCATACATAGATCTAACTCACCTCCTTATTAATTTGAAATGATCCATAACGTGTCTGTACCGTAAAGCTCACTCGAATGTCTTCACCAGATGTCCAATACGTCTGAAAATCCACAATTTGCTCAATTCGATCATCTTGAAGTAATGCTTCTGTGATCATACGTTGAATCTCAGCACGGACAAAAAGATGGTCTTGTCCTAGAATCTGCTGCCATTCTGTACCATAATCTTCACTGTAAATAAGATATTGATATCGTTCTGTATTGAGTATTTTCAACACAGCCTGACGAATAGAATCTAATCCATCAATCATCCCTGTGATTACACCACGTTCCCAACCTACCTGATACGTTAAACTAGGCATTGTAACAGTTTCGGTATCTATTGCTTGTTCAGGAGGTAATTGTAAACCAATAGGAATCATAGGCTGTCCACCACACGATCTAATACAACATAACTTTGGCCGCCCTGAATACGAAGTAACAATACTCGGTCTCCTGGCTGTAAACCTAGCTTAACAATAGTTTCAGGAATGACTAAGGCAGAAGCAGGCAAACTGAATCGTTGTTCTACACTAATTTCTAGTGGAGAACTACTAAGAACGGTCCCGTACAAAGCTGCCATTGGATTCGTATTAGATACTGCTCCAAGACTTGCTTTACGAATAATATCTAACATATCTTTACACCACTTTCACATCAAGAGACATAGTATGTTCGCCCCCAGAAAATTTGTGACTGCATTCTTCTACAAGATACACTTGGTTTTTAAATTCATTTAGCAAAATATATACGAACTTGCCACCTCTTACGCGATGATCGCCTAATGCTTCTACAGATAAACTAATCTGTTCACGATTATAAAGTGTAAGCATCTTAGCTGATGCTTCTTTAATCTGTGCATCATTCCAGCTATCTTCGGCTTTCTCATATTTTTGCAGCAAACCCCAATTTGCAATATTGTGACTATCTTGATCAATATAAATTTCGCGTTTACCGCTTTTTTTGTTATCTTTATACATTTTGATACGATTATATGTCTCGGAATCAATACTCTTTTTTATAGAATAATCATATAAAAAGTGTCCTTTCCCTAACACAACAACAGGTTCAGTGGTTGTATTACTTTCTAGTGTAAGCTGTCCATAATTATCATAGAAAACAAGTAATTGTGTACCATAAGCTAACGTATAATCTAGAGCTTTCATAATCGTATCCAGCAGCTTTTTATTATCTTCAATCATAGAAGGAATAATATAACTACCTTTTGCAAGTGTACCTATTTTTAAATTATTTTTAACCGCAATAGTACGTATGACTTCGTCTGCTGTTACATTTGTAAATACAAAAGTATCGTTTCCTAGTAAATATCGTACTTGATCATAAGCGGTAAGTTTAATTTCATTATCTGTACCTGTGCTCACTGAAAAAACATACCCATAAAACAGATTTTTTAAATTGTGACTAAATCGAACAATATATCCATTTTGCACATCAAAATCTTTCCATTGATATAATCCATCACTAACAAGTGTAAATTCAAGAGTAGCTGGTTTGCCTGTACGACTAGTTTTCCAAGTGATATCAGTTACAATATTAGAAACATCCCACATTTTACCCATTTTATTATCAATATATAGTTTAATCATTTAGCTGCCTCTTTCTGTGGCAATTTGATGACTTTACCTATAGAAAGTTTACGAAGTTCGCTATCTGGGATCTTATTCAATTTTTGAATTTCTCGATAACGACTACCATCACCTAGCTTCTTTTTAGCTATTTTCCAGAGTGAGTCACCGGCTACCACTGTATACGTACTTGATGCTTCTTTAGTATCAGCACGCTTTTTTTTGACTTCCGTTTTAGCTTCTTTAAATTTAAGTTTTAGCGCTTGATAAAAAACATATTCTTTCAAAGATAACTTAAATTGAATATCTCCTGAATCCCCAGCTACAATTGACCAATCAAATTTTTCAATACTGACTGCCATATTGATAGCCATAAATGCTTCATTTGATCGAAAACGTTCAGATTCGATGTCTCCAATCTGTGTGTTTAATTTTATTTTCTCATCGAGAGAGGATTCAGGTACATTCAGTCCTGAGAATACAAAACGAAGGGGGCGCTTTTTCTCCATCCACTTTTGAATCATTTCAACATAATGATAAGGAGTATATAAAGTATTACCTACTACAAATGGATAGCGTTGTCCTGGGAAAAAGCTTTCGATTGTAATTTCACGCAGTTTATTAGGCTGAATCGAGTTAATTTCTCCCAGATCAACAATATTGTAAGATTTTCCATCTCCAGATGCGTTAATTTCTAATTTTTCTGGATTTACAGGAAGTCGCATCGCTTCAGATTCATTATTAAAACTCAGAAAAAAACCGTACTCCTCCATTTAGATATACACCCCCTGAGCGGTCGATACAAATTCTTCTTCTAGTTTTCGACCAATATGTCCAACAATCGTATCCAGGTCAGCACCACTGTTAATATCGCCTGTAGTGACTTGGACAGTAGGAGTGAGACTTACAAAATTTTGGATTGCTTGGAGTTCTGCTAGATCACGCATCATTTTGAGATCTTCACTTGAAATGTCAACAGTTCCCTCAATGTTACCAACATTATTTACATTGTTTACATTATCAACTGTTGCTGGCATTGTTGGTGAGGATATCGCTGGCATAGCACCAGAAGTCGAAGGCATGCCAGCAGATGGCATAGTGGCTCCAGCTCCTTTTGGTAATTCCTGCTTGAATTGACTTGCAGCACTTGTATCTTTGGGTGCTTTTGGAGAACTACCTAGCAAATTATCAAGATTTAATGAATTTGTAAGCTTATCCATTGAAAAATCTTTAATAAAATTTTGGCCTGACTTTTTAATTCCTGAAAAATCTGCTGTAGCCTCAATCAATGGAATTTCTTTCGATTCTATTCCAAGTAAATCAGCGAAAAATCCAGAAACTGCATTTATACCTTTAATTCCTGCATTAATAACAGCGAGTATAAAATTCACAGCATTCTCGGCACAATCCATAATAAAGCCAAAAGCATTACTTAAAACTTCTTTGACACCACCAGCTATGCTTCCTAGTGTAAAAAATGCTGTAACTACTCCCAATATTAAAGCGATAATTATACCTAGTGGATTAGCACTCATTGCTAAATTAAAAATTCTTTGTGCAACTGCTGCAATATTTGCACCTATAGCGTATGCTACAGCAGCGACTCTTCCCATAATCATTGCTGCATTTAAAAATAACCACATTACTGCTAACGCAAGAATAAATGGAATAAGTCCAATAATAATAACCATAATATTATATAAAACATTTCCAAGTACAGATATAGAATCGACTATGACCTGCCATGCAACAGGCAAATTAGTTATTAGCCATACAAATCCTTGAGATACAAGCGCTAAACCATTTGTAAGCATATCAAAGAAAGGTTGAAAGGTTCCTGCTTGAAAAGCTGTATTTAACATATCCAATAATGGTAATAATGCTGTTAATGCTCCTAAACCAATATCAATCATAGTCATTTTGAAATTAGTCATCAAAGTTCCCCAACGTTCGGTTGGTGCATCCATCATTGTCTTTAAAGCTTCCTCAGTCATACCCCTTTTTGTCATAATTTCGTTCATAGCAGTGATATAACCATCAATATTTCCTGCTTTACCAAGTTCCATTAAATTATCATTTTCAGCTGCAGTTGCTGGAATATTAAAAGCTGTTAAAGGTGCTTCTCTACCTTTCATTCCTCCATAAATAATTTTAGCAATTTCTGATTCGCTATTTTCAGTTCCTGAAAGCTTTTGAAGTCTTACTGTTAGACTATTCAAATCTCTAATCTGATCCGTGTTTTCAGTACCAGACATAAATATTTGAGAACCTTTTAATGCTTCTTTTACGTTAGCTCCGGAATCAATTGCATCCTGTTTGAATTGCTCAAACATTGCTCCACCAACTTCAGGATTTCCAGCACGTGATATAAATATTTGTTTTGTGGATTGATCTTCGCCCGCGCTAATTAAAGCATCTTTAGCATAACTTCCAACAAACTTTAAACCTGTCCATGCTTGAGCACTTACTGATTTCAAAGCTTCTCCTAATTTGACTGCACTTCCAGTACCTTCTACCACTTTTTTATTTAATTCTTCTTGATTTTGTTTCGCTTGACTAATTTTAATGGCTGTTTTGGCAGCACTTGCTGTAGCACTATCCCAAAAATTTGTATACATAGATACAGAATTCAATTTAATAAACTTATTAATACTTTCTCGAAGCATTCCTGCTGTATTAAAACTTTCTGCTATACGATTTGCTGCTAAATTAGGATCAAAATTAAACACTTTTCCACCTCCTTAACTTATAACACTAATGCCTCTTTCCTTTTTTCTGAGCCTTCTTTTCCGCTTCTACACGAATAGAAATCATTGCATAGATAGCGGCACGTTCGTATAGGGACATCTTCATCAGATCATGTGGAAGGATGTTGAGTTCGTGGAGGGCGTAGTAGGCAAAATTTGCTTCACTGTCGCCCTCTTTGATTAGTTTTTTACGTCATTTACCAATTCGTTCATATCGCGGTTAAAACCGTTCAATTCTTGTACACGTTCACCCAAAGCTGCAAATTCACCTGGTAATAACATTTTACGAAGTAATGATTCTGCTCCTAATACACCATATGATTTTTGCAAATCTGAATTTTTAAGATCAGGGTAAGTTACACTAGCAGCCATCAATTTAGCCATATATTCGTTAGGATCAATTTCGGGTGTATATACTCCGTTTTTCCCTTTGACTTTACGTGTAGCGGCTTTACGACACTCCTGGTTCTCATCTTCGTTCATGCTACGCAATTTCCAAGATACAGCTTTCCCTTCTGCGTCTTTAAATCGTGAAGATACAATAAATTCTTCTACCACGTCAGATGATACGTTTTGTGCAAAAAATAAGCTTAATTCACTCATGAATAATTCCTCCTGAAAGTTAGGTAATAGTTTAGTTGATTCATAACAGAATATAGAATAGCCCGATCTTCTTAAGAATAGGATTCCATGAAGAATCATTCATCTAGAAGATCAGGCATCTATCTATATATTATTAATAAGTTGTTATCCGTATTAATTTAATCAATTATAGAGCAGGCGTACCAAATTTGTTATTAATATCTACACCATCGAACGTAAATGCTACTTCTTCTTCTAGCGCATCTGATTCTGTGTCCAACGAAGCCATAATTACGCTATCCAAGTTAACATCACGCAAAGTAATAGTTTGATATCCAATGCTAGATGTAGGATCTTCATTCGTAACTTCAATATCGAAATACGTATCTACACCTGTTTTCATATAATCCAACATCATTTGACGGAAACGTGAAGTCATATAAAAAATGGTCATTGTACCTGAACCTGACCATCCTGTAGCTTTATGCTGTACTCCGCGTCGACCTAATGTTTTCACTTCTGCTTTTTGCTTTTCTACCGTAGCTTCTAATGTTTTGATATAAAACATTTCTTCTACCTGATTATTAATAGTAGCAAATGCGCGTCCTTCTTGCCCTGAAATGGTATCTTTTGCTTTTAAGAATGTCATCTTAAACCACCTTCACTTTCATGTATACTTTTTCAACGGAATCTACTGGTTGTACATTTAATTCAACAACAATACTATCTACTTCATTGCCAGCAGTCACTGTAATATCAGTTTGGGCATTAAAGTTTTGAACTGCACCAATATTTTGCAGATCATCTAGATATGCAATACATTGCGAACGGAAAAGACTACGACCATCGTTATTGTTGTTTACTTTACCAATAAAGTACGATTCGAAAATACGCTTCATATCATTACCGATGCTATCCAATACGCGTACAACACGGTTTTTAGCAAAATGACGTGCTTTCTCAGGTGTATAGGATACAAAGGTATTGATATCCTGCTCAACTACAGCACGATCATTCACAGCCGTAAATACAAATTCACCTTTTTGCAATGCCGCTTCTGTTTCTGAATGTGTCAATTTGCCGTTTACATCGACAGCATCATCATATGCTGTATAGGTTAAGGAAGAATTGACTGCCGCTCCTGCTGTTGCTCCTGTTACCCATGCTACAGATTTTTTAGCATCTAGTACTGTTCCATCTGTAAGCACAACACCATTTTTTACGCTAATTACTCCTTCTTGATCGGCATTTGGATAGTTAGCAAGAACAGCTTGTACCTTTTTACCTTCTGTATTACGTAGACGCTTAATATAAGCAGCATAAACCGATTTAAGTGAAGCTTCATCCGAAATTAAACCAACCGTTTGAAATTCCAATGCTTCCAGTTCTGCCAAATAAGCAGTATGATCAGCATTTGTTGCTGCTGCACTTGTACCACCTACCAATGGAGCCCCAGCAGTAGCTGTTAAAGCACCCTCGCCTGCAAATACAACATAATCATTAGCTACCAGTTCTTTTGCGTTACTTACTGTTTGTTTATCTACACTAGAACCATCTAGCAAAGTACTAACATCGAATAAAGTCTCATTGTTAATATTTTTTTCGACAGTAATTGTTAATTGATTACCACGAATACCACCATAACGAGCAGTAGCAGTCAATACACCTGCTTTAACTGTTGATTTTTCTCCATCATTTAGACGATAGACAATCAATTTTTGTGCACGTTTAAGCGCTTCACGAATCAACATCATTTGAGAAGAAGTATAATCATAGCCCAGTGTTTTTTGAGTATTATCACCTGCTACAATAGTTACCATTTTTTTGGAAGCGCCCCAGTCAAGATTCAAAGCAATACTTGCTGTTCCTCGCTCTCCTAAAGTACCTGGTAATTGACCCTCTGATACAAAATTAATATAGACACCTGGACGAATTTTATTTTGTGTAGTATATGTTCCACCAGCCATTTATTTGGCCTCCTCATTCATAAATTGGTTTAAATGTTCTTTTGCTTGTTCCATCGTATAGTTGCTTCCATCTTCCAAAAGGCCTTCTAATACATCTTTTTCTAAACGTGTAAACTGACTTGCCTGCATAAATTGTTCTTTTCGATACATGGTAGTTTCTGTTGGCATAAAAAGTTCTCCTTTATATCTTTATTTAATGAACGATTTCGCTATATTCGCTCAGCGTTGTGGTACAGCTCGAAGATGCTGATCTAATTCTCCCATTAATACACCTGGTAATGGTGGTTTAACTGTACGAACAGGATAATTAACTCTCATACGAGGTATTCCATCATCTGTATCCCAACGGAGCTCACTAGCACGACACAAAGTATCTTCATGTCCAATCGTTTCTAAAGCTTCAAATAAAGATTCAGTCTGATAATCAGGTGATTCGCCTGTCTTAGGAATATAACGAATTTCTAATGTATACATACGTACAAAGCGATCGCTACGCTCTCTAGTAAAATCCACAGAGACTAAGCGATATTCAATACGTGGTTGCTCTGTCTCATGCTGATCCGCACGATAGAACGGTACATTAGGAAATTTCGTTGTCAAAGACAGTTGTACTTGATGGATGACTTCTTGTGCATCCATAATTCTTTTCCTCCTTTACCGAGAAGGATGCTCACCTCCTTCGGTTATAAACTGTCGGAAATGAAATAAGGAATTTTTACACCGCTATTTTAGCTTTATCTATAGTACTGATAACAAGCATGCCGTTTTCCTAGGCAGTGGGTTCTGGAGCATTCATGCTCCTGCGGTGTTCCTTTTGCTTCATTTCCGATAATACAATCTTACCTCGTTTTTCTCCTAATGGAGACGGTGTATCGGACGAAAAAAAGACGGTTAATAGATGACTTACGGCGGTAAAAAGAAGAGCTTTTAGGTTAGGGCTTGCTACGCTTGGTTTTTGCGGATAGTAACGACTTTACAAAGGGTTTTACGCCTCTAGAAATGCTTTTCTTCTATAGAAGATAAAGTCCAACAGATAAGAGAAAAACAAAAAAACGCTTGCTCGTAAGCAAACGTTTTGGACAATTGATATAGGATTGGATATTTATTCATTTCGCCAGATCGTCGTCTGTTGATGGATCTACAGTATTGGAAAAAGGCTGGCTGACTACTTTGCGAGAACGTACGATATCGACTGCACAAAACAATACGGATGCTGTTGCGACTTTGATCCACCATGCAGGTTTTGATTTTAGACTCATCATTACGCCTCATTTCTATTGATATCTGTCTAAACGTAACACAATACATAAGTTCTATTCCACTTTAGCATTGGGCTCTTTATCTTCATGAACATGATTGAATTAATCTATATCAACGATGTAACGATTAAGAACTATAAGGAACTTCTGTACTTCGGCGTGTACGACTTTTTTTAGGCATCAATTCATCTAACTTAATCATGCCTGTATCGGCAAGCGCTAATGCCATTTTGTAAAAAGCTTTGGTTCTTACTTTAACATACGTATCTTTGCTGATCGGTGGATCGAACAGATAGCTGTACACTTTATAATCGAATACATCATCGTGTTTGAGGTATCTTTCTTTTAATAGTAATTGTTCACGTTCGCCTAAGCGCTCTACAATGGCTTCAATTCGTTCGCAATAGGCACGTCGTGCCGCAGGAGTATCTACATTATAGATAGCTGCATTCGCAGTTGAATCGCTAGTTACATTGGTTGATCCATGCATCCGTTCTTGATAAGAAGCGGTCATCGACGTTTCACGCATTTCAAAAGTGATAGTTTTATAAATCCGATATTTTTCAAATACAGCTTCTACAGCAGTACGTGTTTGACGGCGATCTAATTCAGGCAAAGCAGTAAGTAAATTCATGAGGTAACACTCCTTTAATAGGGTTAGTATAGATATAAAGTAGAAAGACAGTGAAAAGATACAACCAGTTGGCAATAAAAGTGGTTTTCCCTTCATTACCTTTTGGCAATAAATCAAGAAATAAAACATCTTTTTCCAATCAATAAATCATTATAAATTCCAATTTATTGATCTTGTTCGTATTTTGTTCGTATTTTATATTTTTACAATAACACACCGGAGAATATTGGTAAAACCGGAAATAAAGCGATTTTTGCGCAAAAAGGATACATTATCTCGCTTTTTCTTACAAACCCATACCTTTTGGCAAAGAAGTAAAAGACAATGTTTACCTAATGGCAATACTAGGGTATATTATAAGTGTTCTTACTTTCATTGAATATTTCGCAAGTGTACCTATAGAAAGGGTGTATTGTCGGTGGATAATCTTTCATTTGGTCTATATTTGAAACAAATACGTGAGCAAAAACACTGGAGTATTAATCAGTTGGCAGAGATCGCCGGCATCAGCACTTCACAAATTTCGCGAATCGAAAATGGTAGACGTGGTGTGCCCAAACCGCAAACGATCGAAAAGCTAGCGAAAGCGCTGGCTGTTTCTTATTCCGAAATGATGGATCAGGCAGGTTATCTGCGCCCTGAAGAAGCAGAGCAAATCCCCGAATGGGCAAGCTCGCGCGATAAACGAGATTTTAAAAAGATGTTAGAGGAAGATGGTGAATTAATGTTTGATGGAGTGCCACTGGATGATGAAGATAAGCAACGGATCAAAGATGTATTAACCGGTTTGTTCTGGGAAGCCAAACATATGAATAAACGTAAACCTCTTTCTTCCGACGATTCTACATCCAAGTAA